AAATCTTCTGCTGAAAGTAGAAAATCTTCTGCTGAAAGTACAAAATCTTCTGCTGAAAGTAGAAAATCTTCTGCTGAAAGTACAAAATCTTCTGCTGAAAGTAAAAAGTCTTCTGCTGAAAGTACAAAATCTTTAAATTCTGATGTTGGATATTTAAAACCATTAAAAAAAAGTGATTTAAAAATGTATTTATTTCCTGATAAATCAGATCATAAAATGATTTCATTAACTGTTAGATTAGATACTGAATAAAAACACTAATTTTTTATTTCATTTATATTTAATTAAAATTAAATTATTTATTATTGCATAAAATATATTGTTAATAAATATGGATAGTGATTGGGTATTTAATTTTGATTGTAATGATAAGGCGACAAATGTTGATTCATTTTTTGATGCTAATATTATTCCTTCTCTTTTTTATCAAGCAGTAGTAAATAGAAATAAAAATGAATTAATAAATGTTATTAAATATAATCCTTTATTAACAAAAGAAGTTATAAAGTTTTTTCAATATAATTTAGCAAGTTCTTTTTATTTTAAGAAAAGTGGAAAATTTGGTGCTCCAGTAAGAATTAAATGGAAATTAGTAGATTATAAAGAAATTATTATGAATTTTAATGATCAAGTAGAATTTTATGAATATGTTGTAGCAAGACCAACAAATTCAACTAATTTTGGATATTTAATGTCAATTATTAAAAATTATTTAAGTGATTTAAGTTATGGATTATATTTAATACAAAATAAGAATTGTGGAGCAAAATATTATTATAAATTAGGTGTTAATATTAAAAATGATATTGAATTTAGAAGATTTATTGCTCAATTTATAAATTCTTAATTTTTTTATTTAGAATTGTGCATATTTTAAATGCATTTTTAATAATTAAGTTTATTTTATTATTTTTTAATAAAATAAAATTTAAAAAAAATATTTTAATAAGGATTTTGACATAAATATTTATTTTTATCATAATAATCACATATACATGATTTACCATATTTATTACATTTATCAATAGTATTTTGACTACAACAACAATTACTATTTGTAAAATTATTTTCAAAACTTTCAACTTTAAATAAATTATAATTCATAAATATTAAAATAATTAAAATAAAAATAAATAATAAAGCTAAAACTGATTGATTATCCATATAATATATATTTATTTTTATTTTATATTTTAATATAAAAATAATTTCAATTAATAATTTTCACGTATATCTTTTCCCTTTGCAATTTTAGGAATTCCATCATCAGTAAGTCCTAAATATTGTACTGTAAGTAATTTACCAATATATTTATCAGCATTTTTATATAATTCTTTACGCTCATCTTTAGAACCATTAGGAACTACATCAAATTGAATACCAGATTTTATTTCACAAACCCAAATAACAAGACCTTTTTCTCTATCTGAGTCTGTGTATCCAACAATTTTAAATTCTTCTTCTTCGAATTTCTTGAATTTTTGTAAAAATTTCGATCTTTTATTAGGTTCATAAATACTATTTATATCACGAATCATTAAACCTTCACCTCCATTTGATACATAATTATCATGCATTTCATCGGCTTGTTTAAAATCATTAACTAAAGTAGTTTCAACTAATTGTATTAAAGATATATCATTTATTCTCATTAATTGCTCTACTTTTTCTTTTCTTTCTTCATAAACCATTTCTGGTGAATTTAAAAAATAAATATCAAATAAATTATATTTAATAGAATTAACTTTTTCTAATTGCTCTTCATTTGTTTTTTCAGTAGTTAATCTAACTAAACCAGATAATTCTTGAAAACTAAATTCGTCAGTAAATAATTCACCATCTAAATAAACATTTTCACCAACAATTTTAAATAATTTCATTAATTGACTTCTTAATAAATCAAAATTTTCAAATCTCATTCCTGTACGGGATTGTAAAATAACTTTGTCACCTTCTAAATAAGAAACACATCTTAATCCATCCAATTTAGGTTGTACATAAGCAGGAAATTCAATTTTAAATGCTTTTGACTTTGATTTAGAATCATATAATTCAGGTTTTACTTTATCCGCCAACATTGGCTTAAAAATCTCTATACTGTATTCTTTTTCTTTTTTATTAAATTTAGATTGTGTTTCTAAAATAGCTTGTTCAAGTACTGAACGTCCAGCTTTTCCTTTTTTAATATCAACTTTATGTTCAGCTTTTTTACCATCACTATAACCATTTAAAGTAATTATTTCATAATGCTCGTCATTAACTTTGTTAATTTTAATAACCCATTCATAAATTTTACCATTTGTTTCTTTGGTTAATTTTTTAAAAGTTGGAATTTTAGTGCTCATAATGTATCTTATTTATATAATATTATTTAGTATTTAAATCAATTTTTTTAATTTAATTTAAAGAAATAAGTTAAATAAAATATATATGACAGTATTAATGGACAATACAATCAATAATGAAATAAATAATGAAGAATTAATTGAAGTAAATCAAGTAAATATGGAAAATAATGAATATGATTTTTATACAATACAATTTATGAATGATTTTATGAATTATTATAATTATGATAAAATGATGAATAATATGAATGAAATGATAAGTATTTTAATGAAACATCCATATTTATTATATTTATATGTATTATTTTGTGATTTTATGAATAATGTATTAGATAAATTAATTTTATTTAATTTATTTCTAGAGAAAAATATCAATGAAATTATAAAAATTTATAGAAAAAACGATCAAATAGAATATGTATATTTAATTAATAATAATAATTTTCAATTAATACCAAAAATAGATGAATTGAACAAGGAAATATTTGAAGAATTATTTAAGAATTATAATTGTGAATTAAATGATGATTCATGTATATTAATTAAATATAAATATAATGGTAAAAATTATAGATTATATATAAATTATAAGGATATACAACATAATTCATATGATTTTCCATTAAATATTGAAGAAATTCAAAAAAATTTAGAAAAAAAATACAATAGAAATATAATATTATTTTTTAGAAATGAGTGTAATGAAATAAAGGAAGCAAGAATGAATAATATAGATATAAAAGAAATAATAGAAGAATGTAATGGTCCTTTTTATGATTTTGGATTAATACATAATCATAAAATATATGTTAAACATTTAGTAAAAGAATTAGAGTATAGATTATTGAAAGATGAATTTAAAGAATTAGAAATTAAATATACTAATTATTATATGGATGAAATTGATATGGCATTAATTGATCATGTAATTCATATAACAGATAAAGATGATTATATTCAAAGTGAAATAATTAATAAAAAGTTAAATTAAAAATTAAAAAAATAATAAATTATATATATATATATATATATATATATGAATTATAATATCAAAATAATAATCTATTTAATATTAGTTATAATTGAAACAATATTAGATAAACAATTTAGAAATTGTAAAAATAATTATGGAAAATTATTATTAATTTTTCATCATTTTATAAGTATATATTTATATTTTGGATCATTTATATTTGGCTATCATTTAATACATTTATTATTTATAATATTAGTTGGATTATTATATAAAATTTATAAAAAATGTCCAATAACTATTATTCAGAATAATTTATGTAATTTTGAAAATAATACATTATTTCAATCATATTTAAATCATATACATATGTATTTAAAAAATATGAATATTATGCATATACATTTAATAATGTTAATTATAATTTCTATATATGATTTATATTATATAAATAAAAATTATAAATTTATAAAAATATAAAACAAAATATTAAAATTTTAATAAAATAAAAATATAATATAAATATATAATGGATAATAATATTAATAATGTAAGTGGAAGAATGGCAACAAGTTATTCGGATCCTGCACCCATTCAATTTAATATGGGAACAGGAGTATTAGGTTCTTATGATAATTTAAAGTTAAGAACAAAATGTAAAGATTCATGGAAATCTCCACCATGTGATCCACCATTAAAAAGTAATAAAATGTTTTTACCACAAGGTACACCTTTACCATTAAAAAATGAAATGATATATAGTGAATTACCTAAAGATTCAATGTTTATGTTTGCTAGAAATCCATCAAGTTTAGAGTGTTCATCACAATATACTACAGATAGAGGACCGGTATGTACTACATATGAACAAAGAAAATATGTTGGGGAACAAAGAGGATTAAATAAAACATATGGTAATTATTCTTTTTAAAAATTTTAAATGTAAATAAAATAAAATATGATTTAATAATAGATATGAGTATTAAATCATTAGAATATGGAATAAAAAATTTTGAATACATAAGAAAAAATGGAAGTTTTATTGTAAAATATTTATCAAAAAAAGATAAAGATAATAATAGAGCAAAGACTTTAATATATGGTAAATCTAAATTTTTAATATTAGATATAAATTATAATCAAAAAAATGATAAAATGAATGATAAAATGAATGATAATGAAATTGAAAATAAGGAAATTCAAGATATATATAAACAATTTAGAAAATTAAAAGTAATAAATTTAATATATAAAAATTATAAAATTTTAGTTATTGAAAAAAATATTAATTATTTATCAAAATATTTATATTTAATAGAAAAAAAAAATAATTATATTATAAATATAATAAAAGAATTAAGTTTTAATTATGTAATTAGTAAAATTCAGTATCCTGATTTAAGTGATAAAAAATTATTTATTCAATTATTTTATAAATATTATGCACCTTCTTTAATAGATGAAATTCAAAAAAAATATGGTGTAGATTTAACACTTGATTTTAATAGTTTTGAAGAAGCATATAATTATTTAAAAGAAAAAAATTATGTATCAAATTATTATAAAATAATTAAACTAAAAGTAAAAGAAGAAAATAAAAAAATTTATAATGATTTTAAAATGAATAAAGATAAAATACAAAAAATAAAAGACAAATTATTATTAATTATAAATAAAATTAAAGAAAAGAAAAATAATATATAGTTTATTAATATGGATGTAGATATTAATTATTTAATTATTTTATTAACATTAATAGCATTTGTATTATTAGGTTATACAAATTATGAATCTTATTCAAACGAAGTAACTACATGTAAATCAAGTATTGATAATAATGAATATATTGTAAGAAATAGAGAAGATAAAGAAGAAGCAGCAAATATATTAGCTAAAATAAGAGAAAAATTAGAAAATTTAATAAGTTCAATGAAAGAAAAATATCCTAATGATGCTTCTGTTTTAAGAATGTCAAAAAAATTTAATTCTGATAATATTTCTGAATCTGGTAAAAATAGTCAATATACTTCATATAGTGTAAATAAAGGTGAAAAAATAGTTTTTTGTATTAGACAAAAAGATGAAAAAGAATCATTTGTAGATTTAAATACAATAACATTTGTATCAATACATGAATTAGCACATATTATGACAAAATCTGTAGGACATACAGAAGAATTTTGGACAAATTTCAAAAGATTATTAAATGAAGCAGTAAGTTTAGGTATATATTTTAAAGAAGATTATTCTAATAATCCAAGAGAATATTGTGGAATTAAAGTTACAGATAGTCCATTAGACAATTAAAATATAAAAATAAGAAAATAATAAATTAAATGTGCAAAGGTGTGAAAGATTTTAAAAGATTAAAAAATTTATAAAATATAAATATTTTTTAAAAATTATTTAAAAAATATATTGTTAATAAATAGATTTATGTCATGTAATCAAGATATAAAAAATGAAATTTTTTTTATTGAAAATGTTTCAAAAATTAATAGGACAGTATATATATTTATTGGTAATAAAGATAAAAAAATAAAAGAAACATTAAAAAAATATGAAAGTGAAAAATTTAAAAAAATAACAAATGAAAATGAAAAACAAATAATTAAAAGTACTTTTATTGATGTATTAAAAGTATTAAGTTATTATTCAAGAGAAAAACAAGAAAATAAAATTAATATAAAATTTATATATAATTATATAAATTCAAATGACAGTTTAAGTGTAATAAAAAAAAAAATATTTTATTATTGTTCAAATGTAAATAAAAATCAATATATATTACCTGAAAATCAAGAAATATGGGTAAAAAATAAAAATGATGAAGATGAAATTATTGGATTATATTATGAAGATAAAAATAGAAATAAAATAAAAATGAAACCATTTATATATGATTTAAAAAAAAACATTAAAAACACAACAAATAATAATATAAATAAGATAAATAATATAGATAAATATAGAATAAATAATAGTGAAAATAATATATTATTATATGATTTAAAAGATGAAATAAAATTTAAAAATAATATATTATATTTTATTGATATAAATGAAGAATTAAAATATTATAATAAAAAGATTGAAAAGATTAAATTAAATAAAATAGTTAAAAAACATTTTCCATATAGAGATTTAGATTTTAAAGTATCAGAAGTAAAAAATGATTATATATTAAAAAAAAAAGTATATGAAAAAGAAGAAAAGTTAAATGAATTATTTATTAAATATAAAAATAATAAATTATTAGGAGATTGTAATATAACATTTATGGTTTTAAAAGTAAATGAAATTGAAGGATTAATTAATGATGATGAAAAATTAGATTTATTTCAAGTTTTTGATTATTTACGTGAAAAAAAAATGGGAAAAAAAATACCATTTTTAAAATATGGTGATGAAAATTATAATGTTCCATTAACACTTGTATCAACGGATGCTATTAAAAATAATGATGTTAGTAAAAATAAATTAAATGAATGGATGGGTTATAAAAATATTTCAACAAAAATTAATGGATTATTAATAAAAAATTATTTAAAAGATTATAATAATGAAAATCAATATATATCATTAATATTAAGAAAAAATTATGAATTATCTATAACACTTAGTTTTGATATTAATGATAATATTGGATTAAATGATCTTAATTTATCAATTAAAAATACTAAAAATTTAATTGATGAGATTAACAGTGTTATGATTTCTCAAAATTTAAATGTACAAAAAAAAATAGAATTACCAGATATTTTCATTAAAAATAGTAATATTGAATTAAAGAAAAATACAAAATTAAAATATTGTAATGTATATATACCATTTATAAATACTTTAAAATTAGATTTTAATGAATTATATGAATTTTCAAAAAAATTTCCAGAATATTTTTATGATGAAAATAAAAATTTAAATAATAAAAATAAACAAAATTTAATTAATAGTATTAAACTAAGATATAAAAAAATTAGTGGGTTTATTCCAATGAGTGATATAATAAAAGATATTGATATTTTAAAACATAAAAATCAATCTGATAATGATATAATAAAATATTTAAGTAATAAATATAAAAATCAAGAAGAAATTAATAAATATATATCAGAATGGAAAAAAAAATATAGTTCATATATGTCAAAAAAAGTTAATCCAGAATATAAAATAGGTGTTGAAATTGAAATAACAAATAGTCATATTAAATTAAATCAAATATCAAGTTTTTATCAGATAAATATTATTTATAATTTTATTAAAATTTTTATATCAATGTTTTTAGATAAACATAATAAAAATATAAATAAAATAGAATATAATAATCAAAGTAATCAAAATAATAATTATTATGTAAATCCATTTACAAATGAACAAAGAATTATAGGAAATTTTAAGAATTATAATATAAATGAAGGAAATGAAAGAAATGATGGAAATGAAGAATATGAAGAATATAATTATTATAAAAATAATAAAGAAAATAAAGAAAATATAATAGAAAAAATAAACAGATTAGGAATAGCTAATGATTCAGAATTATCACCAGAAGTTAGATTAAAATGTAATGGTGCTGTACAAGATCAAGGAAGATGTGCTGATTTTTGTGATGATACAAGTTATTATTTAAGAAGATTACAAAAATATGATTTATATTTATTTAAATTTTCAAAAAATAATAATAATAAAAATAAATCACAATATGCTGTTCAATGTGGTGTAGCTCAAGGAAGACAACCTATTGTATTAGATCATGATCCTTCTGAAAATCCAAAAATAAAAAAAGAATCATATTCATATTCATTAAAATATAGTTCAAAACCAGAAGAATATCAAAGATGGTATATATGTCCAAATATATGGTGTCCTGTATGTGAAATTCCATTATCAGAAAATGAAATAGATGTAAATACAATACAAAGAAGAATAGTAAGAAAAGATAAAAAAGAATGTGAAACAGTATTATGTCCATATGATAATTCTCATCAAGCAATAATCAGAAATGTAGATGGAAATATATATCCTGGATTTTTAAAAAATAAACATATAGATGGAATTCATTGTTTACCTTGTTGTTTTAGTAAACCAAAAAACACTAAAAATTCAAGTAGTTATTCATTATATAAGAAATGCATTGGTGAAAATATAATAAATACATCATCTAATGATGAAACATTATATATATTAGGAAAAAGTAGTCCAATTGATAAAAATAGATATGGTATATTACCTGTAGAAATAAGTAGAATATTAAATACAAATATTGAAACTGGATATTTAGGAATAAATAAGGGATATTTAAAGAGAGGTATTTATCATAAAAAAAATCAATCATTCATATCATGTATAGTAAATATAATGTCATGTATTGAAAGTAAAATAAAAACAAATGAAACAAAATTAAAAAAATTATTAATAGAAAAATTAGATATTAATTTATTTAAAAGTTTATATAATGGAAATTTAGAAAATGTTTTTCATGATCCTAAACATAATTTAACAGCTTTTGATAATTTTAAAAAATATTTAAGTAATGATGATATATTAATTAATCATAAATATTTATGGGATTTTGTACAAAGAGAAAATATTTTAGATAAACAAGGAGTAAATTTGGTAATATTTGAAAAAAATGATATTTTATGTCCATTAGGTGAAAATATAATTGATTTTTATGATAATAATAAAAAAACAATATTAATATTAAAAACAAATAATTATTATGAACCTATTTATTATTTAGAAGGTAATGGTAAAAGTGCTTCAAAAAAATGTATATTCAATTCTGAATTAATTGAAATTAAAAAAGTTATAGAAGTATCTAAAGATGGATGTAAATCAAATTATGATATAGATTGGGAAAAAGTATTAAAAAGTAATATTGAAACGTTTAATGTTAAAAATGTAGATATTGTTTATAAATTTAATCATACATTAATGGAAGTTATACACAATTTATTAAATTCAATAAATCAAAAAAAATTAAAAAAAGATTTTATACCAGATATACAATATATAGATAGTTATAACAAAGTATATGGAATAATATTAAGAAATGGTGTTTATATTCCTGTTGAGCCTAGTAAATTATTTGAAAAAATTAAATATAAAGAAAAACCTGATTTAGATAGTAGTGATATATTAGATTATAGAAATATTTTAAAAGCTTATAAAGAAATAGAAAAAAATACAAAATTAAAATGTAAAATAAGATATAAAATTTTAGATGATAAAGAACAAAAATATATTATTGGTTTATTAACAAATGATAATAGAATTATACCTGTTAAAAAAGTATTAGATAAAGACAAAAGTTTATTAGCAAGTCCAGTAAGATATTTTCATGGTGTTAATAGATTTATTCAAGAAAAAGTAATTATGAATGATAGAAGAATAGAAAAAATAAATAAAAAGAATTTTGAAGAAGAAACATTTAATCGTTTAAGATTTGAATTATCTATATTTTTACAAAAAAATAAAAGTTATTTAGATAAAATAAATCAAATTATTAACAATCAAAATCAAAGTCAATATAGTAATGTTGATTTAAATAAAAATAGAAAGAAAATGTATTTATTATTAGATGAAATTTACAGTAAAATAACTTCAACAAAAGATAAAAAAATAAATTTTTATGATTATAAAACACCTAATAAAAGATATCCATGTTGGATGAGAAGTACTAAAAAAAATACAATTAAAAATAAAAAAAATAATTATACAACAATATTTAAATGTGAATCTGATCCACATTGTATAAGTGTAAATAATAAATGTAAATTATATATACATAAAACAAATTTAATTGAATTATTTAAAGATATTAAAAATTATCAACATTATTTATCAAAATTATTAGATGAATTATTAAGATTTAAAATTAAGAGAGATGAAATATTAAATAATGATATATCTTATATTATAAATAAAAATTATGTACCAGAAGATGAAAATAAATATATAATATTTAAAACATTTGATGTAGAAGAAATAAAGAATAAAATTGAAGAATTATATTTTAATAATTATGGAATATTTTTAGATCAACGTAAATTAATAGAAGAAAGCAAAACAGAAAATTATGGTTTTAATAAGATTTTATATTTAAGAGAAGAATATAAAAATTCAAATCTTGAATATAGTAATTTATCTATATATTGGAATAAAATATTAGGAAATAAATTTAAAGTAAGAACTCATATATTTAATATTTTTGAATTATTTAGTGAATCAATTAAAACAAATCAAAATTTTTATCTAAAAAATAAAGAATTAGATGTTTATCAAATTAAAAAAGATTTAGTTAATTACTGGAATGATATTGTTAAAGATGCAAGAAACAAAAATAAAGAAAAAACAGAAATGGATATTTTTAAAAATTATAAAGAAAATTGTGCTAAAAAAATTAAAAATATATTCAATTATGAAGATTTAATGAATTATTTAATGTCAAATGAATATAAAGGATGTAATATAGATTTTAAAATTTTAAGTTCTAAATATGATGTTAATTTAGTATTTTTATTAAAAACAATAAAAAAAAATGAAAAAGGTTATTATTTAATTAAATCTACTTCAAATTATTATATTTTAATATATGAATCTATTGTAAATAATCAAAGTTTATATAATTTAATTGGAGTAAAAAATAAATTTTTATTCCATTTAGATGAATTAACACCTAAATTTAGAGAAGAAGTTTTATTAATAAATTAATAAATTAATAAATTAATAAATTAATAAATTAATAAATTAACAAATTATACATTATACATTATACATAAATATTAATAAAAATGAATAAAAATAAAAATAAGATATAATAAAATATAATTTATATTTTTATTTTTATTTAAAAATTCTTGTATAAAAATTTTATTATTTTTAAAATGAATAAAATTTAAATTAATATTACAATTTGTTAATACATTATCTATTTTATTTGGTATATATACATTAAATTCTTCAAAAATATCTTTTTTTAAAGGAAAAATATCATAAAAATCTAAATTAATTACTTCATTTAAATAATTATAAAAATATATTTTATTATTTTCTTCGTGAAATAAATAAATATAACATTTTGTACTTAGTTGAAAAAAAAAGGTTTCAATAATTAAATATTTTTGTTGATTATGAATATATATTTTATTATTAAATAAATAATTTTTTTCTTTTAAAAGCTTTTTAATATTATGTTTATGTATTAATATTTCTAAATTATTTTCAAAAATATTTATACCTTTAAATATTTTTTGTCCTAATAATGTTTTATTGATTAAACAATAATCTATTTCTAAATAAATTAATAAGTCATTTATAATTTTTAATAAAAATTTATTAGATAATAATTGTTTTTCATCTAAAGGATTACTTGAAATTTTAATAGATGAATTAATATTGACTTCATGAGATATTCCATTTAAAATATAATTAAAATTATTTTTCATATTTATTAATTAGTATTTAAGATTTAAATATATTATTTATACATAGTATGAATAATTATTTATTTGATAATGAAATAAATAAACGAAATAATATGAAACCAATAACTTTTCCTCAAATGTCAAGTGATTCTAAACCTATTAAAAATAACCACGATCATTATATATTTGATAGAAATGCAGAAATATATTATAATCAAAATCAAGGAAATTATTTAAATCCAGTTAGTACAAGGATAGATTCTAGAATGGATTTAAATTGTAATAATAAAATTAATCCAGTACAAAATAATTTTCAAAATCAATACACACAAAATTTCTATATGTCTAATTTTGAGACGATTAATAATCAACAAGAAATAAATACATTTTTAGATAGAAATCCAGTAAATACAAGAAGAGATGAAGTAGAAAAATCAAGAAATAAAGATAGAAATGATTTTTTAAGAATGCAAGGAGGTAATTTAAATAATTTTACATCATTTCAATATGAAAATACTAGAAAAAAGAAAAATGATATAGATATAAGTGGATATATACCAAATGGTAGAACAATGGCAATACCTAAAGAAAATATTTGAAATATCTATAAAAATAAAAAATATTCGTTTAAATATAGAGATGAGAAAAAAAATAGAATTTGAAGAAATTAATAATTATTTAGAAAATATAGTAAATTTTGATAATATTTTAATAAAAAATAATAATCCTAAAAATCAATTATTTAGAAATGAATTTAGTTTTGTATTTTTAAATAATTTTATAAATAAATTATTTAATATAAATTTAAATTCATCAACAAATTATAGTTTTTCAAAAAAAACATTAATAACAAAAAATAGTAAAAATATTTTATTAGAATATATAAATGAATTAAAAAAAATATATATTAAATGTAAGCATAAAATATATTTAGAAAATTTAAATGAAAAGAAAATTATAACAATTATTAGACAATTATTAAGAATATATGATTTTGATTTAAAAGCAAAAGAAAAATATGAGAATGGAAAAAAATATTTATTATATACAATTTCAAAAAAAATTAATAATAATATAAAAAAAATAGATTCAACTATTAATTTCGATTAATTTACTTATGGAAATCTTTTTAAATAATATTTTTATTTTAATTATTAAAAAATAAAAATAATAGTTTATATTAAGTATGGAAGCTATTACAGATTTTTTTACACAAAATAAAAAAAATGAAAATAATTCATCGAATAATAATGAAAATAATAAAAATATTAAAAGCCATTATTTTATTGGAAATGTTATTCAAGATGAATTATTAATTAATAAACTTAAATTATTAAGAAAAAAATTGATGAATAAATATAAAATACAAGGAGCACATTTTTCAAATATTATTTCAAGTAATTTAATATATTTAGGTTATTTTACTAAAGAGGTTGCTGATTTATATATGAATAAAATTGTTTCTTATTTATGTACATCAATAGGTAAAAAAATGGGAAATTTAGAATGTAAATTTTCTAATTTTAAATTAACTTATGATAAATCTTATTATAAAATTATGTTACAATTAGAAGATAAAAATAATTATTTAAAAAAAATTATTATTCCATTTTTACAAAAAAATGCTGTTGAAAAAATATATGGAAGAAGAAATTATGAATCAAAAGCATCTATTGATTTATTATATTTTAAAAATTCTTCTAAAATAGATGAACAAAGAAAAAGATTCGGAAAAAAATTTAAAATTATGCTTAATTATCCAATAGACCAATTTATAATGAATAATTTAGTATTATTAAAAGGAACTCCTCTTGAATCAAGAAGTGGTTATCCATCTGTTCATGATCAAATGGAATTTAGTGTTATTAAAGAATATAATTTTGATTTACATGGCTCATTAAATAATAATGTAATGACTAATTCAAATAATGGAATGACTAATTCAAATAATGAAAAGAATAATGATAATAGAGAAATGAATAATTCTAATAATGGAATGATGACTAATTCAAATAATGAAAAGAATAATTCTAATAGAGGAAATAATAATTCAAATAATGAAAAGAAAAATGCTAATAGAGGAAATAATAATTCAAATAATGGAATGAATAATAATGCTAATAGAGGAATGATGACCAATGCTAATAGAGGAAATAATAATTCAAATAATGGAATGAATAATAATACTAATAGAGGAAATAATAATTCAAATAATGGAATGAATAATAATGTTAATAGAGGAAATAATAATTCAAATAATGGAATGAATAATAATGCTAATAGAGAAATGAATAATAGAAATAATTAAATTAATAAATAAAATAAAAATAGAATTAATAGAAAATTTTTATATTATATTATAATATAAAAATGCTTCAAACTATATATGTATATTGTATGAATGTTCTTGAACCAAGTGAACAATTTAATATGAGAGAAAAAGCCATGGGATCTATGTTTATGGCTGTTCTAATTACTGTTTTATTAGCAATCCTAATATTATACATTGGTAAATTATTATGGAATTGTTGTTTAGCTGCAAACGTCACAGGTGTCAAACCATTAAAATCATGGGTTGATTTACTTGGTATTTATATATTGATTAGAATATTGATATGTAAATAAATAAATAAAATAAATAAAATAAATGAAAATTAATAATATACTTATTAATAATAATTTATTAAATACTAAGGAAATTTTGTAATGCATTAATAACGCATTGTAATGCATTAAAAATGCATTGTAATTCATTAAAAATGCATTTTCTGGATTTTTTTTAAAATTTAATATTTGTATATAAATTAATATTAAATGTTTTAAATATTTTAAAGGCCAATTGTCTTGTTTTTCTATTTTTTCATATTTTTTATAAATAAGTGGTTTATTATAAAAATATTTATAATTACTATTTCCAATATAATAATCAAAATCTCCACAAAGATTTATTTTTTTACTTTCTTTTATTAATTTTATTCTCATTTTTTTAGAATAAATCATATTATGCGAACTATATGAAAGTATTGACTTATAAAAATCCTTATTTATTGAATAATATAATATCGGAAATATACCCATACTTAACATAAAAATTCTTTGTTGATTTTCTAAACAAAAATTATTTATACTTGATATTTCTTCCTGTGTTATTAATCGTTTAAAAATAAAATCATCTTCGAGGATTAAAATGGAATTGAAATTATGTTTAATGGAATGTTTAAAAATGGTTAAATAAGAATGGATGATATCATAATTAGATTGTTGTTTAAAAAGATTTTTTTTACATGTTTTAAAGCCTTTATTCAGGTAAATAAATATTTTTTTTGTGGGTTTATATTTTTTAAGCTGAATTTGAATATTATGTAATCTATTATTATTTTCTAAATGAAGAATATAAGTACAATCAATAGAACTATCAAAAATTCCATATTTAAAATTTAATTCTTTAAAAGAATAACATTTCATAAATATTATATAGAAAATAATAAAAAATTTTATACATTAGAATTTTTGAAATATAAAAATAATAAATTAAAATTAAATAAAAATAATAAATTAAATTAAATAAAAAATATTAAAATCAAAACAATAATATATTTAATTTAAAATTAATGTAAATATTAATTATATAGATGCCAGGAGGTATGATGCAGTTAATATCACAAGGTGGTCAAAATATATTTTTAATAGGTAATCCAACATTAACATTTTTTAAAACTGTTTATAGACGACATACAAAATTTGGTGCAGAATATATTTCATTATTTTTTGACCCTGCACCTACATTTACTCCAACACAAAGTACAATGGCTACATGTAAAATTAATCGTAATGCAGATTTATTATATGATTGTTATTTAACTTATGAATTACCAGCAATATATACAAATAATCAAATACCTTTTGGTTGGTGTGACAGTGTTGGTACAAAAATTATAAATGAAACATCTATAAGATTTGATGGAACATTAATTGAACGTCAAACAGGAGATTATATGAGAGTATATAATGAGTTAATAACAAATGAAACAGAAAGAAGAAAATATGATGAATTAGTAGGAAATGTTGATTATTTAAAAAATTCAGGGCAACAATTATCAGATGATATAAATGATCAAGAATTGGCAATATTAGCATATAAATTATATATTCCATTATCATTTTGGTTTTGTCAAAACAGTGGTTCATCTATTCCATTGGTGGCATTACAATATAATGAAGCTTTTATAGATGTTACATATAATCAATTAAATGATTTAATAAGAATTGGAAATCCATTAGTATCTCCACAACAATTATTTGGAGATTATGAAAACAGTGTAGAAAATTTAAAAATTAGAGATTATTTTTTACAAAATGGTTATGATCAAACAAATGTTATTTATTATTTTACACAAAATAATTGGAAAGGAAATTCTACAATTATAGGAAATTATATATTTTTAGGAGAAGATGAGCAAAGAGCATTTGCACAAACATCACATGAATATTTAATTACACAAACACAATATAATTTATTTCAAGGATTAAAAAGAGGACCAAATTATTTAGAAACAACATTTAGTAATCCACTTATAGAAATAATATGGTATTTGACAAGAGATGATTTATATTTAAGAAATGACTGGTATAATTTTACAGGTATTATTGAAAATAAGACATTAAATTATGTTTATGAATATTTTAATAAGAAAAATATTTATACTTTAAATAATTATTTTTTAGAAAATGAATATAATGGTTCTAAAGAATTTTTAGATAAAATTAAAGGAGAAACAATCGCAACATTTACAAATATTCAAATGCAGACATTTTTTAATGGTTATGAAAATATAATGGATACATTTCAACCAGTATTAAATAATAATGATAGACAAGAAGTTTTTGATTCAAATTTTTATAGAAATGTTAGTCAATGGAAATATCATACAGGAAAAACAAATCAACCAGTATATTTAATGTCTTTTTCATTAGAGCCAGAAAAAGTACAACCATCAGGATCATTAAATTTTTCTTTTCTTAATAGACAAGAATTTCGAGTAAATATTAGAGATAATTATCCAGTTGATGAAAAATTTAATTGTTATATGTATGCTAGAAATTATAATGTATTAAGAATAATTGGGGGAATAGGTTCAATTGTATTTGCTAATTAATAGTAGAAATAAAAAATAAATAAGAATAAATAAAAAGAAAATAAATAAGAATAAAAATAAAAAATAAATAAGAATAAATAAAAAGATTAAATAAATAAGAATAAATAAAAATAAAAAATAAATAAGAATAAATAAAAAGATTAAATAAATATCTATAAATAATATATATGAGTTCAAGTAATAATATAGATTTTAGTTTTGAATTTGCTGTATCTACAATTGTGACAATTGTTGTAGCATCAATATTAATAAAAAAAAATCCAAATATGTCAACATTAGTAGTAGTTTTAGGAGGTTTAGCTGTAGCATATGTCACATTACAAATAGTTAATTTCTTATTTCCACAAATAAATCAAGTAGCAAATAATGTATGGCAATATTTTGCTTATCAATTAATGACAAATTTCAATAACATGGGATATTTACATGTATGGCCACCAATTTTTGCTGTATTAATAATAATTGTTGTTTTATTATATAATAGAAATTTAGGATAAATAAAAATAGATAAAAATAAATAAAAATAAATAAAAATAAATAAAAATAAATAAAAATAAATAAAATTAATAAGAAAAAAAGAAAATTAATAAAAAATAAATAAGAAAAAAAGAAAATTATAAATTTTTTTTATATAATTAAATTATATAAGATGGAAATAAATTGTGAATCATTGATTGACAGATATTTATTAATTAAAAATCCTATATATACTTTTAATTTTCCTATTTCTATAATATTGGCAATTATTGCTTTTGGATTAGTTAAAGTATATAAAGTATCAGATAATTCATATATTTCTCAAATATTAATACCTTTATCAGTTTTATTAGTTTCTATGGTTTTAATAGATTTAATATCAAGAGCTCTTATTTCTAAAGATGAAAAAGAAAGACTTAAGAAATTATGTAGTTCTTATATGAATGACCCTAATAAATTAAAATTAATTAAAGAACAAAAAGCAATTAATATGGCTGATGTTGAAACTTATGATGGTGAAGTAGATGGTTTTAGTAATAGTGATAATACTCAAGAAGAAAATAGTGTAGCATCTTTAGAACTTGTAAATAATAATATTTCTAAAGATCATTATTTCGATAATATAACAACAGAATTTAAACCAAATCCACAATTATTCAATAAACCAATGGATGTTCAAGGTTCTTATCCAAAATCTGATATTATGTGTGTAGGAGATACAAAAACAAATATTAAAGAAGGTGTTTTATGTAGTGGTGCTGATGATAAACCAAGAGATATGGTTGCTCCTATACCAGGACCACAATGGTTACCAGAAGATGCATCAACTGTACAAAATAGACTAAAAGCAAATAATTATACAAAAGGAAGATGTTTAGGAAATCCTGAAAATTATGCTAATTAAAAAATTTAACTAATTAAAAAATTTAACTAATTAAAAAATTTAATAAATTATATTTTTTTTAAATAAAATGTTTATTATTAATAAATGAATAATGTATTAATAATAAGTATCATATTAATATTTTTTGTACTTGTTTTTGTAAATATGTACTTAAAGAAAGAAGAATTTAGAAACCAAAAAGAGCATTTTGAAAACTATTTATATCCCATCAAAGGATTACAACCAGAATGTA